GGTACCACTACGCTACGCAGCAGCCATCATCGACATCGTATTTTAACCAGAGGACCCGTCGACCGCCTGAGCAGCAGCACGTCGCACCAGCACCACCGCCGCATCGCGCGCCTGTGAGCCGCCGCACCACTGGATCTCGTGCTCGTGAGCCGCCGCACGCCGCAACTCTTCATCTACCGCTCGTTTACAGCCCACCTCTGTATCACGCGATTGTGAGCCGCCGACTGCCCGCCGCACGCCCGCACCTCTGCATCAACTGCTCGTTTGCCACCCACCTCGCTCCTCTGCAGTTCAGCAGTTCAACTGTAAGCATTTTTTCGTTAAATCTGAAGAAAATAGTTCTGGATAGAATTTTGATTGGTAAGCATTATGAATTTATTATGACATTCAAGTTTATAGGCATCATAGTGTTGCTTAGGACATACTTAGCTTGTAGTTCCAGAAAATAGAGTCATTTCTGGTTTTCTTTTACAATGGAGGTGTTTATTCCATTGTAATTTTGAGCTGAGCTTTGTTAAGGACCTTTGGAGCTCGAGCTTTGTTTACAAGGCATCTTGATAGAGCTTTTCGAGCTCGAATTAGAATTAGGCTCATGGTTATACTAAAGGGAGTTTTTCATGAGTTTGAGTGCTTCCAAAATTTTTTAATAAAAGCTTTACAAAGCTCAGCTTGGATCGATTACACCTCTACTGACCCTACTCAGTTTGGGACTCTGGCTGGGGCCATTCTCAAAAGCCATTTATCTGGGTAGCCTCTAATCCTTCAACTCTATTTTTCCGTTTGGTTCTGAGAGAGTACTAAAAAGGAAATCCAACCATATATGATCAAATCTAATGATATAGCTGGTGAGTACTGCAACATAATTGCAATTTATGCAGTTATTTCTCTTGAATTTGGTATCTGCAATTTATGTATAAATCCCTAGCAGAATATTTTACTGGAGTGGTGAATATGTGTAGGCTTCACTATGGTGGAAATGGAAATTTGTGTGTGATAACTTCCTGACTGGCTGCTGCGTAGCGTAGTGGTACC